ACATGCCCCGAGGCACGGAGATTTCCCGTATCGACGGGTGTCAACACCTTAGCATCCGTCATCGTCGCTTCGGCTTCCTGATAGAGACCCGCAGCCACAGCCTTCGGCGCTTCCAGCCCCAATCGCCGCAGTACCTTGGCAATCTCCTTGGTACCAGAGATCTCCACGGTAGGCAGAACGGCCGTCACCGATCTAGGCACAATGCACCACGGCCAGGTAGTTCTGGGTCGATTCGGGGTCAATCCACCGTTCGATGCTCAAGGGCCGCGGCAGATTGGTGGAGCTGGAGCTGTCGGACAGGATGAAGCGATCCTTGACGCTGGGGCTTGGCACACTGCCCCCACTCGTGGTCTGGCCCAAGAAAATCGCCAACGTGGCCACCGCTTCGGTGCCATCGGCCGCGATCACCTTGTGCTCGCCCCGTTCCAGGTAGGCGCGGTAGACCGTGGCACCGCTGCTGCTCGCATAACTCTGGTTGCCATAGGCTCCAACGGTAGAGAAGGTCTGGAGCGTCACGGTGTCCCGGAAGAAATCCAGCGCCCATTCATATTCCCAGGGCATCAGTCATCCGTCGATCCCCGGCCGATGCCGGTCCCAGGGATGTCATCCCAGCCTTTGACAAACAGGGGCCGCACCCGATCGCTGTCGCCCTCGATGGCGTCTTTGTTGCTCTCCGAGATCCCGCCGACGTAGGGCGAGATGCCGCTGTAGACGGCCGCCTGGGCCCGCAACGAGGCTGCCTGTTCCCGATAGCCCTTGGCGCGTTGCGAGGCCGCCAGGCTGGCCCGGCCCACGCTTTTGTCTACCCGACGCTGATACTTGCCCGCCAGCGCCTCCGAGGCATTGGCAGCGGCGTAGTAGAGATTGCCGGCGTTGTCGAGGTAGAAATCGATCTCTTCGTCAGTGAGTTGCTGGTCGTTGGTATCCGTATCCCCGGTGAGGGAACGGACCTTGGCGAGATCGGTGGAGAGATCGGTGGAGCTGTAGGTCCACGTCATCGATCACCATGCGGATGCCAGCAGACCCACCGTGACGCTCGACGGGTTGCCGCCAGTGGACATCGTGGTCGTCCGGGCACGCACCCAGCTCACGGGGATAGCCGTGGTGTTGTAGCCGATCTGGGTCGTATTATCAATCGTCGCGAGCAGCACAATCAGCGCGGCAGTCGAACCCGACGAACTCGCACCGTGCAACTGGATCGTCCCGGTGGTACCCGAAGAGAACACGCCGGTCACGCTGAACCGGGTAAACGGGGCACCGAGAAAGGTCCAGGCCCCATCGGTGCTCGCGGTGCTGAGACTGGCGATGGTGCCGAAATCGTAGTTGGCAACCTGGCGACGGGGCATCGATTAGGTCGAGCTGGACGTGACGATGTTCCCGCCATGACGTCGGCTGATGATCCATTGGGCGGTGGTCAGCGCCAGGAACGTGATCGCCGCCTGACCATTGATCGCGGCCACCCGGCCCCCCGAACTGCCCGAAGACGTGTAGAATAGGACGCTCGTCGTATCCGGAATGACGTAATGGGTCGAGGCGGTCGTTCCCCCACTGAGGAAATCAATCTCCATGCCCACCGTAGCAGGCGGATCGAGGCGGTAGTAGCCGCCATCGCTGGTCGTGATCAGGATTTGGCGCGACCCGAGAACCAGATCCGTCCCGGTGCTGGGCCCGGTCGTCAGCGGCCAATCAATGCCAGAACTCAGATTGAGCGTCCCGGTGACCGTGAGTCCGCTCGATGTGGCGATGGCGCCGGGACCATCCAGCAGCGTTGGCCCACGAGCCGTCACCGCCCGGGGGAACCATTGACGAGATGGCATCGTTTACTCCTTCATCTTGCGGGGCCGGCCTCGCTTGCGCTTGACTGGCTGGCCCGTGGTTTCCGTAGCCGTGGTGTTGATGCGTGTCCCGCCATCCCCCGTGGTTCGGCTCTGGAGCTTCCGATCAATGCCACCCGGGTCCTGAATGGTGACGATCTCTCCCGTCTTGCGGTCTACCTGCTGAAGCGTGCGCGGCGCCCGCAAGACCACCTTCGCCCGCCCGGGCGTCGGCATCGGCTCAGGACTTCCGGTCTGGGTGTTGATCTGCACACTCAAGGGGTCACGCACGAAGCCCGTGTTGATCATCGAGCGCCGGGATCGGGCCGGTGCCCGATCCCAATCCGCCCGGGGCAGGAACTCGGCAGCATGAAACTCCCGCATCTCCTGGCGCGTCCCATCCGCGCTCGCCACCGGAAACTTGAACTGGCGCATGACCAGCAGCGCCTCCCGATGTTCAGGCATCAGGACACCGCGCTGATGAAGGCTTCACCCAAGAGTGTCGAGGTCAGCACGAACTGCACCCAGATCTCGGTCTCCACGCGCTCCGATTCGACGCTCTCCGGCAGCCGGTACTTCTTGGTCGCCACCCCGAATTCGTTCCCCGCCCCCGCCTCGGGCCAGACGAAGGTCTGGAACGCGGTGGGGGTCATGAGCCCCTGGGTCGGCGAGACGTAGGCCAGTAGGGCGTTAGTCTGCCCCGCAATGAAGTCCATGGAGCGGGCGACGCCTTCCAACGCTGTGTTGCGGGTGGCTCCGCAGACGACCACGCGATCCAGATCCAGGGCTGCCGCGATCAGATCCGTAGTGACGATCCCGCGCTGGGTGTACTTGATCCGGTCCAACAGGTCTGGGTGGTTCTTCAGTCCATCGGAATAGGTCTGCGCGCCCAGGTAGAGGGCGTTGGGGCGCCGCCCCGTGTTCTCCTGCATCACCAACGCCCGGGCTTCCATGTCCGAAATCGGGTCGGATGTCGCCACATCCCACAGCGTGGCTGGAGTGGTTGAAGCGTTCCAGACGCCGGTCACGAAGTTGACGGCCGCCCAGAGCGCTTCGAGTCGGATGTTCAGCTGCATAGCCGTCCACTCACTGGCTTCCCGGTCCAGGTTGATGTCCGGATCGGCATTCCGGCGGGTCGGATCATCGATGTCGTGGTGGATGGCCCAGCGATCCGTGGTCACTGTGGCAGTCGTCACCGCGTACCCGGACCCAACCGATTCGGTCCCCGGCGCCCGACGCTGGGCCTCGGTGCCGAACCAGAAGTCTTGATCGTAGGTCCGGTAGACGTCAGAGCGGTGCGTGAGGCGCACTGGCCGCGTCGAGTTCCAGGCGTACCCCTGGGATTGCCAGACGGCCAACGAAAAGTTGGTCAGCGGCTGGTTGACGTGGACCGAACTGATATAGGGCTGTGGCATAGTCCGTTACTCCGTTTCCATGGTCCGCGTCAGGTGGTGCGCTGGTTAAGTGATTGAATGAAGACACCAGCGATGATTGCGGTCGTGTCTGCCGCGACCGCTTCCAAGGCGTACCCCACCGGGTAGTAGCCCGAGGAGGTCGCCGTATGCACCGTACCCGCTCCGCCAGAATAGAGGATCGTGTTGACCGCGATGGCGGCATGGGTGGTACTGACCCGGAACTTGGTCAGGCCCCCAATCACGACCCGGCAGGCCGACCCCGAGGTTTCCGCTCCGAGATCGTCCAGGACACCGTTGCAGAACTCGCCCTGGGTATCGCTGATTCGGATATCGCCGGGTGCGGCGTTCGTGGTCGTGGAGAACTTGACCAGGCAGTACTGGTCCGTCGAGGCGAAACTCGTGCTTGCCTGGACGAAGCCGATGGCGGACTGTGGGTCCTGATAGGCCATTACCGCACCCTCCGGGCGCCGGCCTTCGACGCCTCTTCCTGTTCATGCTGGTGATAGAAGGCCTTCCCCTCATCGGTATCGCAGACCTTGGCGAAGGCCTGGGCGAAGGTCATCTTGCCATCCTTCTGCACCAGCTCATTGGCCTTGGCGTTGAGCTTGTCCAAGGCGGACCCCACGGCCGGCCGCGCGGCCCCGATCTCCTGGAACAGCGCCGAGTCCTGGGCGATCTTCACCGCCCCTCGGAGCATGGCTTCCACCTTCTGCTGCTCCTCCGGGGTCCAGACCCCGTAGGCTTTCCGCAGGATCGGGCCCAGGTCGTCAGGGTTGGCGCCAGGCAGATCCTTGAATTCCTGCGCCTTGGCGATGAAGACTTCCCGCTGGCGCTCGTCCTCCATCTTGGCGATGCGGGTTTCGGCGGCCTTCTGGGCCGCTTCGGCCTCTGTCGCCCGCTTCTTCAAGTCCGCGACTTCCGCCAGCGCTTTGGTCACGTCTTCGGGGAGCTTGTCCGGCATCTGTTCCTCCTCGGCGCGCTTCATCGCGGCCATGAGTTCCTTGCATTCGGCTTCAGTCTTGCCAGCCGCCATGCATTCGTCCATCGAGCCGTGTTCGGCTTTCCGCATCGGGGCATCCTCCGCATCATCGCGCTTGGTCAGCACCACACGGGCTTCCTGATTCGCCCCGCGGTCCACCAAGGCAATGGCCCGGAGCACTAGATTTTTCAGTTTGTTGGCCATCAGGCAGCCACCTTGAGGGCGGTTCCCTCAATGGAGAACATGGACAACTCACCCGCCTTGACCTTCTGGAATACCTGCGAGGAAACGCGGAACCCGACCCAGAGACCCGCCTTGGGTGCGGATTTCCGCATCAGGCCCATAGCCTCTAGCTTCTCGGGCGTCACCATGAGCGATTCGACCAGAACCCCGATCGGGCCGCCCTTGTGCATCTCATTGGCAATCCGGGAGTGCTCAACGAAATCGTAGGCGGCCTCTTCGAGGACCTCGGGCGCGATCATGTCTCCCTGACGATCCACGAGAAGGTCGTCACTCTTGATGGCCACCGAGGCCCAGCCGAATACGAGCTTCTGCGCTTCGTCCAGTTTGGCAACGGTGAATCGCTGTTTATTGATCGGGAGCTTGAACGTCGTGATCTTGAGGGCGTCCATCCGGTCAGCACAGGAGGGGCAGAGCTTGCGAACTTCGTCTCGCGTCAATTCAATGACGCCAGCAGTGGATTTCCCCTCGATAGTGCGTTGGATGTCGGCGCAGTAGGCCTTGGGATCATCGGCCTGCTGATTCTGGGCTACACAATCCTCGAAGGAACTGTAGTCGCCAAACGGCACCGAAACGCCCCCCCATACAAAAAGGCCCAGCTCACCTTCCACTGGGCCTCGGCGGCGCTCTGGGGGCGCTCTTCGGGCCTCTCTAACGGCCTATCGTATATGCGTCTGGCGTTTTCCGCAAGGGCTTAGGCTTGGGGGTGGCGGAAATTCCCTTCGGCGTCGGAAAATACCAGCCCAATGGAGCACCGGCATTGTGGGTGCGCTGGCGGCGTCATGACCAGCGAGCCGTCGCCAGCCAGAAAGGGTTCTTCGAGGCCCACCAGCCGGTTGTGGGCTGCCAGGGGAGCACAGATCTCGCAGAGCCGCTCGTCGGGCGTGATCAGCCATGCCCGCCGGGTGTCCGCTGGTTGCAGGTAGCCTTGTTCCCGTGCCTGGGTCCACAATTCCTGCTGGCCTTCGGCCGAGGCGCGGATACTCTCGGTGCGGACAACGACCTCGGCCCGGTGACGGAGCAGGCGGTTGGCATAGCGGTCTATTTCCCCATCTAGTCGATCCACGGGCAGCGGTTTGCGGTTCTCCACGATCCGCTTGGCGTTCTCGATTTCCAAACGGTGTCGCAATCCCTCAAGGGCTCGCCCATCCCGTGCCGAAAGGCCAAGTTGGCGCTGAAGAATCCGCATGGCCTCCCGGGGGGAGACGCCCTTGATGTACATGTCAGCGATGGTGCGCCGGAGGTTGGCCTTCGTCTCTTCGGAGAGTTGGACGACCAGTTCGGCGGCGTGTTCTTCGGCCCAGCGGATGGCTCGGGGGTTGGTGAGATCCAGCGAAAAGCCTAGCTGGCTGACTGGTTCGCTGGCCTTCTCGATCCGCAGATTCATGAGTTGCGCCCGCATCGCCGCCTGCACCGTAGGTAGCAGGGCCGCTCGCCAGCCATCGAACCAGTCGAGTTCCAGTTGGCGCCACGGTAGGGCGTTGAAGATGGCTTCCGGCCCCTGGGACCAGCGCGCCGTGAAGCTGTCCAGCGACAGCCGGCGACGAGAGCCTTGAATCGCTTCCAGCACCACACGTCGCATTGCGGGCGCGAAGCGGTCAGCAACCGCATGTTCGGTGAAGTAGGCTTTCGGCCGGCGACGGATGGCGGGCATCTAGCGCATCGCTTCCGCTTTCTGGACGAGGCGGACCATTTCGGCAAACTGGCTGGTAGTGAAGTTCACGCAGTCATCCATCGTGGGTATGCCGTCATCCAAGGTCAGATGCACCTCAAGGTAGTGCGCGCCGTAAGCGACCGCCAAGGGACCCACCAGCGGATCAGGACAATGACACGAGAGCCCCAGCCAGGATAGACTGAGCTTTGCTAGCCGCAATTCCTCATGCTTGCAGGGATAGCCCCCCGGACAGTAGACGTCCCGACCGCTGACCAGGACCGGCTTCCCGGTCGCGTGAACGGCGCGCAGTAAATCCAACTGGTCGCGGTCAGGTTTGGCGATTTTATAGGCCGGGCAATGCAGCCGTTCGAGCATGACCAAACTGTCGGTTCCGAAGACTGAAGAAAAGGGAACCAGGCCCCGGTGGATAGCCTCCGCGAAGAGGGCCGGAAACCATGCAGCCGGCGTAATAACCTTCGCGTAAAGCTGAGGCAAAGTCAGGTCTTCCCAAGGGGAAGGGGCACATCCCGTTCCTCGAAGGGCCAGGATCTCGTCCATGGTGAAGGCCTGGAACTTGACCGCCGTTGCCCCAGCCCAGGAAGCTGCCTGGATAAGATTGAGGGCCCGTTGGAAATCACCGTTATGGTTGCCGCTGATCTCGGCCACGATGAAGCACGGTTGGCCAGCCCTGATCTCCCGGCCAGCGATGTTCACCGGCTGAACTTCCATTGCTGTATGTCCCCCGTGACGATCGGCTGGTATCTTGCCGCAGCGAAGGCCCGGAGTGAGGCGACATTCGTGCTCTTGATACTGGCCCACACAGAACCGCTAGCCATGCTCGTCGTGAGTTGAATGACCTGAACGCCGAAGCCCATGCGGCGTAAGACCGGGGCTATGGCCACGCTGATCGTAGGGTCCCCTCCTTCGATCTCCCAATCAAGCCGCCCGTAGCCAACCGGCGTATGATCGCTGGTTTCCGCAATCCAGATCCGGCCCAGGGGATTAGCCAAGCTCTCCCGGAACCAGTCGGCATGGATGGCAAAGGGGATCAGCTCAGGATGCAAGGATTCCCGGCGTGCATCGGGATCGTTCCGGCACTCCCAAATGAACCGGGCGTCGTCCAAGGTGGCAGGACGCAGGGTCAGCATAGCCTGGTCCCCAAGGTACGGACTTGCGGAAATTCGCGCCAGCCTATACCCTAGGGCGAGAGAAGAGGCCCCAGAACCCGTAGCAAAGGTCACGCGGGCCGTTCTAGCTGCAAGTGCTAGGGCGGCCCGCTTTGCGTTGGGAGGTATGAACTCCGTCCTGATAACCGGTGGCACAGGCTCCCTCGGCCGCGCGCTGATCCGGCACTATCTCACCACGCCGGTCGCTCGCATCGCCATCCTATCGAGAGACGAATGGAAACAGGCCATGCTCGCCAAGGAACTCACGGACGACCGTATCCGGTGGTTCCTGGGCGATGTGCGTGATCCCGAGCGGCTGGAGATGGCCTTCCACGGGATTGATACCGTCATTCATGCAGCCGCCTTGAAGCGCATCGACAAGGTGGCCTATGATCCCTCAGAGGTCATCAAGACCAACGTCATCGGGACCCAGAACGTGATCCACGCCGCTATCAAAGCCGGCGTGAAGAAGGTCCTCGTCGTCTCGTCCGACAAAGCTGTGGAGCCCACGAACATCTATGGTGCCAGCAAGATGTGCGCCGAGTGGTTGGCGGTGATGTCCAACGTCTACAGCTACCCACGAGGGACGCGAGTCTCGGTCGTCCGCTACGGCAATGTCATCGGCTCCAGGGGCTCCGTGGTGGAGCTGTGGCAGGAAGCGCTCAAGGCGGGCCTGCCCATCCAGATCACGGACGAACGGTGTACCCGGTTTTTCATCACGATGGCCCACGCGGTGCAACTGATTGAGGACGCCCTGGTGCTCATGGACGGAGGAGAAATCTTTGTCCCTGATCTTCCCTCGATG